CTCCCACAACAAAAACAGATAGTCTACTCCCACAATCGTTTTGGATATATATCTAAGAATGTCTTTATCTCCCATCCATCTCTCCTTCCATATAAAGATTGCATCATTAACGGAATCGTATTTTGACCAGCATAGACATTTATAACTCTGGGGCCTAATCCAGTGTTAGAGTGAAGTATAGAATACAACATGCCTATTTCGTATATTAATCCTTGAAAGAATTGATCATCGCCAAATCCGCTCATGTTAACAACCCTTCTATGGTTGTCTAATCTCAAATCAAGCATTGGTATGAATTGATCATTTAAAGAGAAAGTTTTAGCATTTTGTTTAAAGTTAAAAGCGTCGGCGCTTGATTTTAGTTGCAATGATATTTGCGTAGCTTTCGGTGGATCAGCTCCCATTCCTATTAGCGCATTAGCGACATTTTCAGCGCTTCTCAATATAATGGGATGCGTTATGAAATTGAATATGGTCTCAGCCGTTAAGTCTCGTCTAAAATTAGGATCTCTGCGAAGTTGATCGAGTATGGTATTTGGATTTATTTCATACACATCTGAAAATCCAGCTAAACCATACGCAAGCGTGGTATTGTATAAACCGCTTGTTAAACATGGAGTAGCAGATATCTCATGTACATTCGAAAGCTTCTCGCCAAACTCCATTCTTATTGAAAACAGCCAATCATAAATGACCTCTATTTTCTGAGAATAGTACGGAAGTTTCTCGTAACGTAACATGTTCTGCTTATACGCGTATCCATCGTTAACTTTTTGTTTAGCGTCCGCATGTTGAGAATGCTTGTTAGATCCAATCGATTGCTTAACCTTAGCGCTTGGCATTTCACCGTAGGCTAAATCACCAAGCGGAGGAGCTCCGGTTTTCTCTAACGCATCTCGAGCTGTCTTGGAGGCCATAAGCTTGGAATTAAGCAACGTGGACTGAAGAAACTTCAGACCAGTACTAAAAGGATCCTCAACTTTATCACCTCTCGAGTTCGTAGCGTATGCTCTGCCATCAATACCAGCTTCAGCAAGCTCACGTCTTACATTATTTGGCGACACTTTACGAACAGAAGCAGCGGCATTGATCATTAACCTTAGTTCAGGATTTCTAACGCAATCAAGTGCTATAATAGCATCCTTTGACGCACCGAGCAAACTGTAAGGAACTTGACCGCAACCACCCATTTCTATTGGCGTATAAAGAAGCATAAATGGTAAAAACACAAAGGTAGTAATTCGTTGAGATTCAACGTTCCGGGAATTCGATACACGATCCGCATACTCAATCATTCTAACGGATCTTCTCATATTCCAAACGTAAGCAAGAAACCTACGCATTATGACTTCGTTAGCGCCTCTCGCTACGTATGAGGACAGGAAGTTTGCGTATGCAGAACATTGTTCAACAGGAAATACATACCCAGGCTGTCTTTCTCCAGCTAAAGGTTGCATTAGTAAAAGCGGAATATAATAACCATAAACAGCAGTTTTCTTAAGATATTCATAATAATGAAAACGAAGTACAGTTTTATATTCATTCAGATCCAAACCATTGGCAGCAGAAACTTCTTTTGACAATTTAACGTACTTTTCATATATTTCAGGAGTGAAACCTTTTAACGACGAAACTCGCCAAAATCTCATCGAATCATCACCCTGAAATAATGTACGCAATAAACCAAAAGCACTTCCCCAATCCTGACGATGAACTTCACGCAGTAATGACCTGAAATTTGCTCGATTTGTCATATTGTTAAAATTCAGTGTCATAAGCTCACCAGACTGAAGCATGTTAAGCACAATCTTTCTCTGCCGCTCACCCGATCCTGTAATGAATACCGCCTTCTCTTTTTGCTCTCTAGACCAAATAGTTTTAATTACTTCTATCAAGCCACCATCCCATGGACCCCAAGAACCTATTACTCCATTCAGTTGTAACGCATGTACTATACCTTCAAGAGCAGGCAACCTAACTGCATCATACGTTTGGGACAAATCAAAATGTGCAAAATCAGCTCCCTCACATAGTATACCACTCGTACTTGTCGCATACATACCCAAAGCATGATCTACTAAACTATTGCCAACTTCTTTGCCTAAAGTGAAATCCATCGGAGTACCAAATTGAACTTCACCTGATTTAGTTGTTATTGATTGCCAATCCGCTAACCCGATCGCGAATGGTATCTCAGCTAAATAGGTTTCAAGCTTTTCCATGAATATAGCTCTAGTTTCTTTGTATCCTGGAACTTGCCTACTACCAACTAAACCAGGTGCATCATCGGTGTATCCCATCTGAACCATCCACTTTGTTATGTATAATTCAGGATTCACTAACATGGCCATCAACTTATCAGTATACTGATGAGTTGTCTCTTCTGGCACCAGTCTACCTCTGATTCGTTTGAGCAAACGATAAGTAACTTCAACTTTATGTCCTCCTGCTGATCTAGTCGTAGCAAATTGGAAAACTAATCTTCGATATGCCTCCCAGTTTGGTACCTTCCCTTCCTTACATGCCCAATTCATCATAGTCGCCCACTCATTTCGAATGTCTTGTCTAAAAGGCGGATCCGCGATTGCAAATACGTCATTACTCTCATTCGCTTTGACATGTGTAGCGGCAGGCTGGCTCCTGGTAAAACCAGCTAAACCATCCAATGCTAATAACGCCCCGAAGTGACGCATATTAGATGGATTTACCTCCGCAGTCAACAAGTCGCACATAGCGTTTGCAAAATGTAACAAACCCATTCCTCGCAAATCAGACAACTCTGAGTTAATTTTATCCCTTATAAAACCAACTTCATAATATATTGAATCATTCGTTTCAACAATACCATGATGATAACCAGACAGTAGAGGTTGGGCTTGCATTGGATCGAGTGCATTCCATTTCGGATGTATTCCTGTGCCCACTGGCGTAACACAGAAAACCGACTGTTTTAACACACCTTTAGCCTTCTTCATAGCCACACCGTTATGCCAAGGATCAGCAAAAATGAATTCAACCACCTCTATCAAAAGCGCTGGTTCCATAACTCTTGGTTCTAGATCGCCATTCGAACTTGTCTTTAATAAAGCAACTAAACGCAATCTACGTAATAACGTCTCAAATGAATTGAATATGGTATGATGCTTTAAAAGTCTAGTTCTGTCAGAGTAAACTTTCGCTTGCATTAACTCATCATTATCATCGCCAGTAAAGACAAAATTCTTCAGTTGTTCCTCTTGCTCTAAAACTAATGCATAATGATGGAAATCACTCGATGATAGGTACTCACTCAACAGTTTTGAATCCGGAAGGGTTCCAATTATTATCAATCTTTCGTGTTTGTGTAGATTAAAATAATCAATGAATCCTCTCGCTTCCTCTTCAACTGAAGTAAATTTAGCACTTATCTCCGCAGCATTAACAAACTTATATTCATGAACATCCTGAGATTCTGTATTACTATGAACGAAACTCGATATCCCTGAAAAATTAGGAGCATCAATAATGATTAGGTTTGATTGCATTTTCTGAAACTTCTCGTCTATACACCAAAATTCATAAAATAATGCTCCCATTGCTAGAATCAAGAAACGCGTTGGTGCCATCAGATCAAAAGATAAAGAGTCAGGAACTATGCCCCGCTCTGATTCGTAAAACGGTTCAACTCCTTTAAATTGATCGTTATACCATCGCATCCTTTGGATGAAAGGATTCGCAGCCGTTCTATCCCATCCGATGGCACATCGTAATGAGAACAACGTTTGTGGAAACTGAGTTATGTTACCAATTATTGTCTCTGATGACGCTCGCTCTAATGCTAATTTCTTATCTCTATCATTTAAACTCTTCACATCATAAGGTCTTAAATAAATGTCTTCGTCATCATAATTAGTATGTAATAACTTATCCAATTTAGTAAATGGAGTAGGCTTAACATCTGATAATAATGGCGAAAACTTATTTATTGCCTTCTTTAACTTTATTCTTGGATTGGAAGATACTGTCATCCCAAGATGTGATCCAAACTTCTTAATGTTACGTTTGCTATCGGTTAGTGACATGTACGTCTCAATCAAATCGTCGAAGTGTGAAACAACACTTGCCAACTTTCCTTCAGGTACAACTCCGAAGAACGTGTTGTTGACATAATCCGAAAGATCAGCTAGTCGCCGGACACCACCGGACATTGTAGTAAGGTCAATCTTTGAAAAGAATAAAAATATTGCGAAAATTCTTCTAATCTTCATAAAAAGATAG